ATCGAGGGCATGAACCAGGAGTTCGCCTCGACGCTGATCTACGGCAACGAGGGCACGGAGCCCGAAGCCTTCACCGGCCTCGCCCCGCGCTACAACTCGCTCGCCGCTGCGAACGGCGTGAACATCGTCAACTCCGGCGGTGTGGGCGCGGACAACACCTCGGTCTGGCTCGTCGTGTGGGGTCCGAATACCGCGCACGGCATCTACCCCAAAGGCTCGCAGGCGGGCCTGTCGATCACCGACAAGGGGCAGGTGACGATCGAGAACGCGGACGGCTCGAACGGTCGCATGGAAGCGTACCGCTCGCATTACCGCTGGGATACGGGCTTCACCGTCCGTGACTGGCGGTACATCGTGCGGGTCGCCAACATCGACATCAGCGATCTCACGGCGCAGACGGGCACGCAAGCCCTCACCGCGAGCACGAACATCCTGCGCGCCCTGATCCAAGCGACGGAACTTCTCCCGTCGATGGGCATGGGCCGGGCGGTGTTCTACGCCAACCGCACGGTGCGCACGCAACTGCGCAACATGATTCTCTCGCGCACGGTCAACCAACTGACGTGGGAGACGCACAACGGGAAGAAGGTCATCTCGTACGATGGCATCCCGTTCCGGCGCGTGGACGCGATCCTCAACACGGAGGCCGTGGTCGCCTAATTGGGTGCGGGGCTCAGCCCCGCTCTCGACGAACCCGACACACCTCAGAACCCAGGAGTAGATTCAAATGATCCTCGACGAACGCACGGAATTTGCCGATGACGTTGCCGTTACCGTGACGGCGGATGTCACCAACAACATCGGCGATCAGATCCCGCTCAGCGTGGCGCGTGATCTCGGTACCCCCGGCAGCGATGCCAGCGGCATGCAGATCGTTTTCCAAGTCACCGAGGCGTTCACCTCGGGCGGCGCGGCGACGGTCGCATTCCAAGTGGCGAGCGACGCCTCGGCCGCAATCGCGGTCGATGGCTCGCAGTCGGTGCACGTCCGCTCGAAAGTGTTCTCGATGGCGGAACTCGCCCTCGGGGCGGAAGTCGTGCTCAACGTCGTGCCGGAATCCACGGCCGAGCCGTACGAACTCTTCCTCGGAGTTCAGGCGGTCAAGGCCGGGGGCGCAGCGCTCACCGCTGGCAAGGTCAACGCGTTCCTGACGCGCGACACCGGCCGCCGCGGGAAGGTGTACGCCTCGCCGTCGCAGTACGTGTAAGCGCCGGCAGCGAACTGAGGAGACAAGACCATGCTCGTGATCGCGATTCAACCCGGCTTCTACGCCGGCTCGCGCAAGCGCGTGGGTGCGGAGTTTGCCTTCGCCCTCAAGGACGGCGAGAAGCTGCCCAAGTGGGTTGTCCCGGCGAACGACGTTTCCCGCGCGAAGGCGCTCAACGAAGCGGCGTCAAAGCAGAAGCAGGACTTCGATGCGATGATGGCCGCCGCGGGGCCGAAGCGCGATGGGCAGCCCGGCGTGAAGATGATCAACACCGGGTTCGCCGATGCCGTGGGGATCACGGAACCCGCGAAGGTGGTGACGCCTTCGTGGTATCCGCCGTCGCCGGTAGAGGTGGCGGTCGGCCAGTCGTTCGGCCTCGAAGTAGTACAGGGCAAGTCCGACAGCGATCTCGCGTAGGCCCCTCGCGGGCAACTGTGCAACAGCGAGGGGGCCGTCTCACCACGGCCCCCTCTTTTTCTTGGAGTAGGACATGGCCTCGAAGGTGGACATCTGCAACCTCGCGCTGAGCCACATCTCGCAGGGCGCGGTCATCACCTCCATCGAGCCGCCGGATAGCTCGGTGTTCGCCGAGCACTGCGCGCAGCATTATCCCACGGCGCGCGATATTTGCCTCGAGATGCACGAGTGGATTTTCGCGACCACGAGGCAGGAACTCGCCTCGGTGGCGAACCCGAGCACGCAGTGGCGCTACGCCTACGCGCTCCCCAACAACGTGCTGCGCCCCCTGGCGGTCCTGTTGCCCGAGGCGACGGATGACACGCAAGGGCAGTCGTACCGCATCGAGATCGACGATCTCACCGACGCCCCGGTGCTTCTGACCAACGTGGAGGGGGCCACCCTCAAGTACATCAAGCGCGTGGATGATCCCACGCGCTACACAGCGCTTTTCGCCAACGCCCTTTCGTGGCTGCTCGCACACTTCATCGCGGGGCCGATCACGAAAAAGTCGCAGGTGGTGGATTCGTGCTACAAGACCTTCCTCACGCACTACCGGCTTGCTACGGGCGTGAACGCGCAGAGCACCGACGAGAGCGCGTACAAGAAACACGTGCCGATCGCGATCAGTACGCGGGACGGGCTCGACACGCTCGCGCAGCAGGTGAATCAGTGGCAGGCGTTCCCGGCGCCGGGTCAGGGGTAAACCGCCGTGGCGATGCCTGTCGTCAAGTCCTTCGCCGGGGGAGAAGTCACCCCGGAGATGTTCGGCCGCTTCGATCTTGCGAAGCAGCAGGTGGGGCTCGCGCTCTGCTCGAACTTCTGGATCTTGCCGCACGGCGTCGCGCAGAACCGCGCCGGCTTCGAGTTCGTCAACGAGGTGAAGGACTCCACGCGCAAGACGCGCATCGTCGAGTTCAGCTACAACACCGAGCAGACGTACGTGATCGAAGTAGGCCACCTGTACTTCCGCTTTCACACCGGGGGCGCCACGCTCGTCGAGTCGCCCGTCGCGATCACCAACGTCACGCAGGGCGTGCCGGGCATCGTGTCCGCCGCCGGCCACACCTACGCTAACGGCGATTGGCTATTCCTCTCGGGCATCGGCGGCATGACGGCGCTGAACGGCCGCTTCGTGAAGGCCGACTCCGTGGTCGCGGGCGTGTCGTTCGGGATCAAGGATCTTCGCGGCGCGAACATCGACACCACCGGCTACCCGGCATACACGGCCGGCGGTACCGCCAACCGCGTGCTTGAAGTCGTGACGCCGTATGTCGAGGCGGATCTCTTCCAACTCGAGATCACGCAGTCGAACGACGTGCTGACGCTCACGCATCCCAACTACCCCCCGGCCGAGCTACGCCGTATCTCGCCGACCGTGTGGCAGTACACGGTGATTACCTTCCTGCCGACGCTTGCCACTCCCGGCCCGGTGGCGCTCGCTTCGTTCTCGCCGCTCGGCTCGAACCCCAACCCGATTTCGCACTTCTACGTGTGCACGGGGGTCGCCGACGAGACGCTCGAGGAATCGCTGCCCTCGACGCCGAACAGCATCGCCTTCGATCTCGCGATCGCGGGGAACATCGTCACCATCACCGTCCCGGTGCTGGCCGGCGCGGTGCGCATGAATGTCTATAAGCTGCGGAATGGGCTGTACTCGTTCATTGCGCAGACCGCCTCCGGTGGCGTCGTGACCGACAACAACATCGCTCCCGATGCGAGCAAGACCGCGCCCTTCCTCACGGCGCCGTTCACGGGCGCGAACAACTTCCCCGGCGCGGTCGGCTACTTCGAGGGGCGCCGCGTGTTCGCCGGCACGAACAACCGGCCGCAGACCTATTGGATGACCGCCAGCGGGAGCGAGAGCAATCTGTGCTACTCGATCCCGACGCGCGATGACGACGCGATCACCGGCCGCCTCGTGGCGCAGCAGGCCAACCGCATCCGCCACATCGCGCCGCTCTCGCAACTCGTGATGCTGACGAGCGGGGGCGAGTGGAAGTTCTCGCCGGTCAACAGCGACATTCTTACGCCCGACTCGGCGTTCCCGAAGCAGGACTCGACCGAGGGCGCCGCGCTCGTCAAGGCGATCATGGCGGGCGGCGGCACGGTGTTCGTGCAAGAGGCCGGCGAGCGGTTGAATTATATGGCCTACAAGTGGCAGAGCAACGGGTGGTCGGTGGAGGATCTCTCCATCATGGCCCCGCACTTGTTCGACAATTTCTCGATCGTCGATCTGGCGTATCAGAAGAAACCGTTCCGCATCATTTGGGCGGCGCGCAACGACGGCGCGCTGCTCGGCATCACGTTCCACCCCGAGCACGAGATCATGGCGTGGCACCATCACCACACCGACGGCGCGTTCGAGAGCACGGCGTGCGCCAAGGAAGGCGGCGAGTACCCGCTCTACGTCGTCGTGAAGCGCAACATCAACGGCGTGGATGTGCGCTACATCGAGCGCCTGCACACCCGGCGGCTCACCGCGCTCGAGGATGCGTTCTTCGTGGACGCGGGCATCACGTATGACGGCAGCCCCACGAACGTCGTGAGCGGCCTATGGCACCTCGTGGGCGAATTGGTGACGATTCTCGTGGACGGCTCCGTACACCCGTCGCGCACCGTGACCGCCGCCGGTACGCTGACGCTCGATCAGTTCGTCACCGGCAGCCTGATCCACATCGGCAAGTCCTACACCGCGGACTTGCAGACGGTGCCGACGGCGATGGAGGGACTGCCGGCGCTCGGCACGGCCTTCATGAAGAACGCGACCGGCGTGTATCTGCGCGTGGATAAGAGCAGCGGACTCTTCGCAGGGCCGACGTTCAGCACGATGCACGAGTATCCGCCGCGCGCCAATGAGGCGTATGGCGATCCGCCGAGCCTCAAGAGTCAACTGCTCGAGATCCCGATCGAGCCCGACTGGAACATGCTCGGACAGGTGTGCGTGCGGCAGGCGCAACCGCTGCCGACGACGATTCTCGGGATGGTGATCGACTTTGCTTCGGAAGGGGCCGCATAGTGGAAGCCGGTTGGGGTACCGCTGTCTCGTCGGTGATCTCTGCCTATGGGCAGGCGTCGGCGGCGCACGCCAAGGCGAAGGCCGAGAAGGCGAACATCGAGTTCCAGGCATACCTCACGCAGCGCGAGGCGTACCAAGGTGAACTGCGCGCGGCCGACCGCGCGAAGGTGGGCAACGAGCAGATGTTCAAGTTGCGGCTCAAGCAGTCACAGCAGCTTGGCTCGCAGCGCGCCCGCATCGCGGCGCACGGCGGCAGCTTGACGCAGGGGTCGCACGCAGCGATTCTCTCCGACACCCGGTACATCAGCGACATCGACGCGCGCGCGCTGCAATCGAACACCGACAAGGAAGTGTGGTTGATCCGCGAGGGCGCGCGCAACAAGGGCATGAGCGCCGAGATGATGCGCCTCGCGGGCGCGCAAATTTCCCCCGGCGGCGAGGCCCTAACGTCGTTTGCGGGCAATGCCGGCAAGCTGGCGAGCCAGTGGTATCGCCTGACCGACACCGGCCCGGCGCGTGCCGGCGGCTTCGCCGGTCGCGACTCGCAGGACAGTGCCGGCGCCGAGTACGAATAGGAGCAGTGTAATGCCTCGCGTTACAGTCCCCACGATCGACGAGCAAACCGTCGGAGAAGTCGGCTCGCGCGTCCAGTCGAGCGCGGGCGCGTTCGGTGGCGTCGCGGCGGATGCCGGCGCGCGCGCGGCGCAGGCGGGCAGCAAGCTATCCGGCGAGATGTTCGACATCCAGATGCAGATTCGTGACCGCCAGGACACGCAGGACGCGCTCGACGGTGACACGCAACTCAAGGACTACACGCTCGAGCGCCAGCGCGAAGTGAGCCAGATGCTCGGGGGCAACGCCCGCGGGGCGTCGCTCAGCGAGGGCGAGGCGCTCGGTAAGCGCCGCGAAGAGATCGCGAAGGGCATGAACCCCCGGGCGCGCAACGTCTACCTCAACCGCGCCACCGCCACCTCGCAGGCGTTCATCGACGGCGTGGCCAAGCACGAGTACACGCAGAACCGCGTGGCGTTCGCGAACTCGATCACCGCCAACCTGAACGCGGGGCAGGCCGCGGTGCTCGCCGATCCGAACAACGTGAACAAGACCGCGCAGCACTACGCTGACATCGACTCCTCGGCCAAGGCGTTGCAGAAGGCCGAGGGGTGGGATGACAAATACCGCGATGCGTTCGTGCTCCAACGCAAGACGATGATGCACGTGGGCCTGATCGAAGGCATGGTGGACGGCGGCAACGCGAGCGCGGCGAAGAAGTGGTTCGACAGCAACAAGGACGACATCGACCCGCTCAAGCGCTCGTCGGTGGAGAAGTTGTTCAAGGACGGCGTGCTCCGCGAGAAGGGCAATGCGTTCGCCGACAGCGTGCAGCCGTCGCTCGACCGGGCCGCCACGCCGGAGCAACTTACCGCGCTCTCGCAGGCCGCTCGCGCGGGCGCCCGCGAGGAAAAAGATCCGTTCATTCGCAAGGCGCAGGAGGATGCGGTAGAGACTCGCATCACGCAGGCCGAGAAGTCGATGAACAGCGCTTTCGTCGCCGCCGATCGCGCCGGGTGGGATCACTTCAACAAGACGGGGGGACTCCCCCCGCAGACCGTGCTCAACGCGATGGTGCCGCAGCACGCCGCTTCGCTAGTGGCGCACGCGAACGCTGTGCAGCGGAGGGGCGAGGTGCAGGTGAACGACGACGAAACCATGAGCACCGTATGGAAAGCGATTGGCGCCGGTAACATCGGCGAGGTGAACTTCGATCTCCTGCAACCCAAGTTGAACCCGGCCACGCTCAACCACTTCCGCGCCATGCAGGCCGCGGATGCCGCCAACCCGCACAACAAGGCGGTTATTCAGAGCGCGCAGAGCGCGGTCAACCGCGCCGTGAGCGGCATCGGGCTCGATGGGAAAGAGAACAAGGAAGCGCGCGAGACGCTGGCGAAAGAGGTAATGGATGCCGTGAGCGCCAAGCAGCAGGAGAAGCAAAAGACGAACCCGAAGGCCCGCCTCGACGACGCCGAGATTCAGGATGTGGTGACGCAGTACGTCGTGAAGGGCACCACCTCGGGGTGGTTCGGCACGCGCAGCGACGCAGGGCTCGGCGTGAACCTCACCGATGCGGATGCGATCGGCGAGTTCAGGCCCGATGCGAACGGGCTCAAGCGAATCCGCGCCGCGCTCGAGCGCATGCCGGGGGATACGCCGCTCACCGACGATGATCTCGTGAATCGCTACCGCAACTTCCTGCGGAAGCGCGCGGGATTGGCGGAATTGGCGCCGAAGGAAGAACCCGAGTTCGAGGCGCAGCGCGCGTCGCAGAGGCGCATCGCGGCACAGAAGAAACGCCGCGAGGACGCGCAGCGCGCGTACGAAGCCTCGCGCGGACGCGCGGAGTAGGACATGGCCGACAACGCGTTGAAGGACTTCGCCGACTTTGCGAGCCCGCCCGAGTCTCCCGAAGAGGCGTTCGAGCGGCAGCGGCAGCGCGACATCGACAGCGCCGCCACGTCTAACCTCTTCGCGGCTCAAGAGCAGGCCCCCGACGACGTGGCCGAGGCGCGGCGCGTTGGCGGGCGGCTCGGTGTGCCCGCAGAGTACGTCATCGCCGACAAGTCGAAGCAGTTGCACAAAGCGGCGGCCATGCAGGCGGCCGACGAAGAACTCGCGCGTGTGCCAACCACCCGCAGGCACGTCGCCGAGACTCCCGGCTTCGCCGCGATGACGCGCGACGCGCTGCCGGAAATGTCCGAGATGGAGCGCACCGCGCGGGCGTACGCCCGTTCGCCCTACGCGGAGGGCGAGAAGCTGGATTTCAGCACCATCGAGGCCGCCATCGACTCGAGCGCGGCGGCGGGCAAGGGTTACATCGCGGAGTTCGGTATCAACCGCGCGAGATCGTGGTACGGCGCCAATGCGGCCTACTACGACTTCATGGGCTACAAGAACAAGGCCGAGGCGGCGCGGCAGGAGATCCGCGGGCTCGACCTCGCCTCTAGGTTACTGCCGCAGGCCGAGAGTTTCAGCGGCCAACTGCTGCACAGGGGCCTCTTCCAAGTCATTCAGGCGCCGTACACGGCGGCCTCGTTCGCTGTCAGCGCGCCGGTAGGATTGGGCGCCATCGCGCTCGAGACGAGCAGCGCCGCCTATGGCAAGTACACGGCGCGCGGCGCCACGGGGGTCGAGGCCATCTCCGGCGCGTTGATCGAGGGTACGGCCGAGGCCGCGTTCGAGAAGATCCCGATGGGTTTTCTCTTCAAGCGGGCCGGATCGAGCGCCGCGAAGTTCATCCGCGACTACCTGCTGCGCGAGGTGCCGTCCGAGATTGCGACGACGCTCGTGACCGGCATAACCGACACCGCCATCGCCAACCCCGAAAAGACGTGGGCCGATTGGGCGCACTCGCTCCCCGAGGATCTCGCGCACACCACCGTCGGCGCGATCATGGGCGGCGGGTTCATGTCGGGGATGCACGCGATGGCTCGCAACGGCGCGCAAGCGCACGCCGCCACGGCCGGCGCTAAGCATCTAGCAGAACTCACGGCGGCGGGCAACGCGTCGGTGCTCCTCGAGCGCGACCCGAAGATGCTCGCGGAGTATGTGCAGTCGATTCAGGATGACTCCGGCTCGCCGCTGACGCAGGTATACGTGCCGGCCATGCTGCTGCAAGAGGCGATCGACCGCGAGCAGATCAAGCCCGACGCGCTCTCGCAGTCCACGCTCGAGGGGCTCGCCGAGGCGGCCGAGATGAACGGCGACCACGCCGTGCCGATCGGCGAGTACATCGCCCACGTCGCCACGTCGGCCGCGGGGCAGAAGATCGCCGAGCAGGCGCGCACCAATCCCGGCGGCATGACGGCGCTCGAGGCGGAACTCTACCTCAAGAACGCCGAGGAGCGGTTCAACCAAGACGCGGCCAAGATCCTCGCCACCTACGACGAGATCGCTCCGTTCCGCCAGGGCGCCAAGATGGTGTACGAAGAGGTGCTGACGGGACTCAACTCCACGAACCGCTTCACCTCGAGCGTGAACTCCACCTATGCGGCCCTCTACCGCGAGATGTTCACCACGCTCGCGCACAAGCACACGGACGCGGGGAAGCCCACGACGCCCGACGCGCTGTGGAATCAGTACAAGGTGAAGTTCACGGCGACCGGCGTGCCGAACGCCGAGGCGCTGGCGCAGATGGAGAAGCGCCCCTCGCAGGAGCGCGAGCGGCAGGAAGGCCGCGACGAGGCGGTTAAAACGGTGAATGGTCTGCTCAAGTCGGGCAAGATCAGCGCGGGGCACGCCTTCCGCGGCGGCTCGCTCGCCGAGCTACAACAGATCGCCCGCACGGGCAGGCTCGTCGTCGGCTCGTCGTTCGAGGGCCGCGCCGGCACCTCGGCCGCTCCGATCGGGGAGGGGCTCACGGGCGCATACGGCCACGGCTTCGGCTACATCATCCCGCCGCACCACTACACCCGCGAGAGCGGCATCGAGGTGATGGTGGACACCCGTGCAAATCCACGCGACATGCTGTATGTGGCGCCGGGCGGGAAGGTGATGAACTTCGAGATGATGAAGGCGTACGTCTCCGCAAAGGGCGATCTCGACTTCACCGGGATCGTGAGCGGCGACTTCCAGCAGAGCATGTGGTACGCCCCGCTCGTCAAGGCCGTGCAGGACGTTCAGCGCGAGGCCGGCACGGCGGAAGAGTGGAAGGGCATCATCGGGTCGCTCAAGGGCGTCAAGGCCGAGGAGCGCGCGGCGTCGGGCGTGATGGACTGGCTCACGCTCAAGGACGGCATTACCGAGGCCGGCAAGCCGGTGCGGATCACGAAGGCCGATCTTCTGGAAGCCCTCAAGGAAGAGGGCACCTACAAGATCACGGAGATCCACCGCGGGCACATCAGCGGGGCGCTACCCGCCGCGGATGCCCGGAAGAAGCGCGACAACACCTTCCCCGAAGGCCCCGAGACGCTTGCCGAAGCGCGCGAGCGCCTCGAGAATTCTTTCGAGGATGACTGGTCGCCCGACATCAACGTCCGGCGGATCGACTCGGAAGTGGACGAGGACTCCATCGACTACGACTATTACCGCGAACAGGCCGAGGAGGAAATTAAGGCCGAGATCGAGGAGGAACAGGACGCCGAAACCGGGGAGATGCTCGAGCTATCCGACGCGGAGAAGCGCGCCAAGAGGGATGCCACCGAGAAGCGCATCGAGAAGCGCGCCGAGGAGATGGTCGAGGCGTTGCGCGAGGCCGATGATCTCCCGATGGTCTATTCGTACAGCGACCGGGGCGACAGCGGTATCGACTTCACCGTGCGCGTGCGCGACGGCGAGTGGTCGCTGTTCCAAGAGGGGGATCACGTTACAGATGGCTCGGCGCGCAACACCGAGCGCGCGCTCGATGACGCCGTGGAGAAGATGGAACAGATCGCCAGCGAATACGCGTACGAGAACGACGAGAACAGCAGCGAGCGCCAGGACGAGTGGGTGACCTCGGAACTCCGCGATCAGGGCTTCGATCTCGACGAGGACGAGGACGTAGAGCAGGGCCAGAAGGAGGAAGCGGTACCCCTTCCCCCTGGGCAAACGCTTCCCGCCGGCATCCCCGAGGGTGAGACGTTCATCGGCCGCACGGGGTGGTTCGACTACACCGTTCCCGGTGCGGTCGCGGAAAGTTACACCGTCCTCTCGATGCACCTCGACGCGCGCCCGACCGCCACTGCGCAAATCACGTGGCGCGCGGTTACTGCACCCGCGGCTTCGCCCGAGGGCACTACGACCGGCGCGTGGGTGATCTCGAGCGAAAAGACGGGCGAGCTACTGCGCCACAAGGACGGCAGCATCCGCGAGTTCAAGAGTGAGGGCGCGGCAACGCTCACCGCTGAGCGGATGTCGCAGGCGCAGAAGGACTACACCGAAGGCCACCTCACCGAGCGCAAGAACCTGATCGGGTTCGCGCGCATGACGGCGCGCGAGGCGCCTACGGGTGAGAAGGTGCTGTTCGTCGAGGAATTGCAATCGGATTGGGCCGGCGCGGCAAAAGAGATTGGCGCGCCCGGTACGCCGCCCAAGTGGTTCGACCCGGCCATCGAGAAGCTGCCGCCCAAGTGGTTCGCGCAGAAATCCGAGCGCGGCGAGTGGAACATCGTGAGCAAAAAGGGTGAGTCGCTCACCCGGGGGCACCGGACCAAGGAAGAGGCCGAAGCGACGGGACTCGAGCGGTACATCGAGAAGATGGTCCCCACCGGGCCGTTCGTGCAAAAGACCGAAGCGTGGATGGGGCTGCTGTTCAAGCGCATCATGCGCTACGCCGCCGAGAACGGCATCGACACGATCGCGTGGACGACTGGCGGGCAGCAGGCGGAACGCTACCCGCACCTGCGCCACGTCGCCGAGGCGGTTGAGCTACGGCGGGACGCGGACGGGGATGTAACCATTCACGCGTTCAACGAGGCAGACTCGGAGATTTACACCGAGAAGGTCGAGGACGAGATCGGCGACGTGGCACGCT